GTGCATATCCACAGAGGAGTCATACTATAGACACAATGTATCCTCATAAGAAGGAAGCACGTCTTAAAGCAAAAGCTGCAGCAAGAAAGAAACTAAAAGAGATGATGGAGGGAGCAGCATGGACAAAAAAGTCAGGTAAGTCTGCCTCTGGTGGACTTAATGAAAAAGGAAGAAAGTCTTACGAGAAAGAAAATCCTGGTTCAGATCTCAAAGCACCTGTAACTGACCCTAATCCAAAGAAAGGTGGTAAGGCAGAAGGCAGACAAAATTCATTCTGTAAGAGAATGAAGGGTATGAAAAAGAAACTTACCTCAGCTAAGACTGCAAGAGATCCAGATTCAAGGATCAACAAGGCACTTAGAAAATGGAACTGTTCCTTTGAACCTGAGCATGGTGAAATGATTAGTGAAGGTAAAGTCTCTGGTATGATTAAGTCTCTCAAGAGAAAAACCAAAGTCTTAGAGAAAGGACAGAAGAGAGATGCTGGTGCGATTGCAGCCAAGATCATGAGAGAGAAGGAACATAAAAAGTATGTAAACTTCTTACCTATGGATGAGGAAAAGAAGAAGTGTGGTGAGGGAGAATATTACTGTAATGATGACAAAAAGTGTAAACCTATTCCCAAAGGGTATAGAATAGGTTATGGTGGGTATCTAAAACCAGAAAATAAAGAAGATGAATCTAATGGTAAGAAAGGTGGTTCTAATGGTAATGGGAACGGTAATGGTGGCAATGGGAACGGCCATGGTGGTAACGGCAACGGTGGAAATGGTGGAGGAAACGGCGGCGGAGAGTAGACTTGACAAAGTAAACAAGTAATATTATAATTATAAAATGAAATATATCTTTGATGTTGATGGGACACTTACTCCCAGCAGACAAAAAATTGATCCTGACTTTTTAATATTCTTCAACAGTTTTGCCTTGGCAAATGAGGTTTATCTTGTTACAGGAAGTGATAGGGATAAAACTATAGAACAAATTACACACCTTCTCTACTGTAATTGTAAGAGGGTATATAATTGTGCTGGGAACGATGTGTATGAGGGTGACTTGTCAGTATATACTAACCCTTGGACACTACCACTAGATGCAAGAGAACATCTTCTAGAAGAATTACATGAGAGTCATTTCCCTGTAAGAACAGGAACTCATATAGAAGAGAGACCAGGCTGTGTCAATTTTAGTATAGTAGGTAGAGGTGCAAATCAAACAGAGAGATTAGTTTACAGTGATTGGGATGAAATAAAAGGAGAAAGAAAGGCAATAGCTGATAGGTTTAACAAGAAGTTTCCAAAGTTACATGCTTTTGTTGGAGGTGTAACTGGTGTGGATATATCAAGTAAAGGGAGTGATAAGAGTCAAATCATCAGAGACTTTACGGATGGTGATGTAATTTTCTTTGGAGATAGATTGGATGAACATGGGAATGATAAACCGTTAGCAGATGCAATTACAAATAATAATTTAGGTTCAGTTCAACCAGTTACAGATTGGAAGGATACTTGGAGTAAATTGAAATGAATGAAGTTCAGTTTATAAAACATAGAATCTTTAGAGAGACAGACTCTGTTGTATTCTATGACATATCTGTTGAAGAATCTAATGCAGCAGACCTAGTAATCCATGAAGGATCTGCCACTTCACCACCTGATGATTGCGTTGGTGCAAAGTCTTTTTATATTCATAGTTTTCAAGACGATTATAATAGAGTGGTTCAAGGGTCAAGGATATTTGAATTAGTAAATCTACAATGGAAGTATCCATATCATCTTGTCAATCTGACTAGACAGAGTGGCGCTCTACTGATACCTCGTGGCACATTTCACAGATCACAATCAGGAGAGGAGGGTTCTATCGTAATCAACCAAGCAAAAAGGTATGATGGATTTGATGCCAGTGCTGAGTTCTATCCTGTATCTGCCTCTGAAAATAGAGAACTGTACAACGTTTTGAGGAATGAAAAACCTGTTATACATAGTGTGAAGATATGAAAATGATGGAATGGTTGAAGGAGGAGATTACGAAAACCCCTGGCTATATGAGGGTAAACCTTTTACTTCTGACGACATTGGCGATTTCTTCGGTTACGTCTACCTCATTACTAATAAAACAACAGGTAAGAAGTACATCGGCAGAAAATATTTCGTACAGAAACGAAAACCCAGAGGCGGTAAACGAAAAGTTACTAGCGAATCGGATTGGAAGAAATATTATGGATCGTCCCCCGAACTCAAGTCCGACGTATCCGAATTTGGAAAGACCAATTTTTCCAGAGAGATCTTGTCTCTCCATACAACTCTGGGGAAAACCAACTATGAAGAGACCAGACAACTGTTTGTTAACAACGTTTTAACAGAATCTCTTGACAATGGAGAACCAGCATATTATAATAGTAATGTTCTAGGCCGATACTATAGAAAAGACTACTTCAATTAATGATTGTGTGGACTATCTGACTTCTCTAGGTGCGGATAACATACCCCATAGAGATTCAAATCTTCTTTCACATTCTATAAGCGTTGCTGGTATGTTGAATGGTTATGACAGACCTCATCATGAACAGGTAGCTGCCCTTTTTCATTCAATATATGGTACTGAATTTCAAATGTACAAAGTTAATGTTACCAGAGAAGAAATTCAAAGCCTGATAGGAATTAAGTCGGAACATATCGCTAATTTGTTCTGTACTTTAGACGATAGAGTCAATACCATATTGTATGGTAGAGGTTTAAATGAACCAGACAAAACAACTCTTAGGTGGTTGGAATATTGTAACATAAAAGATCAAGATCCCAATGCCTCTATACTAAAAGAGTTTGAAATTGTCTTACATATATAATACATATAGAATTTTGGAAACAAATGAACTTAGTACCTAATGCTGAACTTTTCTTTGTAGAAAAGAAAAAACTTGTTAGAAAATCTACTCATGAATTATTTGCTGGCAAGGATATTCTTATCGTAGGCCTTAACGGAGCATTTATACCAACAGATGAACAGATGGTTAAGGATTATGAAAAGTTATATTTAAAATTTAAAGACACATCTTTAGTGGGAGATCCAAATGATGCAACTCATATAGATGACATTTATTTTGTAAGTATGAACGATCCATATGTAATGGAAGCGTGGTGGAAAAAAATGAAGATCAAAAACTGTAAGTATTTGGCAGATGGAAGTGGAGCGTTCTCTCTTAGAGTAAATCAACAGGGAGGAATGACACCAAATCAAACTGTTATTGAAATGTATAACAAGGGTTATGGAAAAAGATCTTGGCGTTATGCTCTACTTTTAGAAAACAATTGTCAGATGTGTTATGTAGAGGAAGAAACTCCTGATGATGCAAACACTAGAGATAATCTAGAAATAGATCCATATATCTTGACCAAACCAGAGGCATCACTAAAAATGCTCAAAGCTAGACAACAGAAAGGACATATAGAAACATTAAATGTAGCATCTGCTAGTGAAGACTTTGTTCCAGTTGTAGATTTAGGACAAGATCCTAATAACAATAGGGCAAAAAGTTATGAAAAAGTTGAAGATCGTATGGGCCTAGGATGAAAATTATAAGTCTGAAATATCTAGAGGAAAACTTTAGTGAGATAGTTGATCGAGCTCAGGCTGGTGAGACTTTCTTACTAGACACCCCTGATGGTCAGATAGCATTAGTTCCAGATAAAAATATTCTAAAACCAGTTATTGATTCTGGACAAGCAAAAGATATAGAACACATGTGGAATCATGATGACGGCGCTTGACTTTCAAATATAATTTGTGTATAATAAAGTATATGCTATTTTATTATGATTGAAGTGATTCGCCAAAACGACCCCTACAGGTATGTGAAGATGCCTGATCTACTTGATAATGGTCAACCAGACTATCGTATTCAGAAGTGGAATAATCACAATGGTTATAAGGATATGTATCTATGTGATAATTGGATGCAGATGAAAACAGCTATTCAAGATTTAGAGTACACAAAATGGTTAGACCCTGCTGGAGTTCCATGTTACGTTCACGATCATGTCGCAACATAATGATGAACCATCAAACTTAGAGAAGGCAAAGTTCTTCTCTAAGACCGCTTATGATATACTAAAAGGTTTTGTTTCTAATGGGAATCTAATGGTTCCTCCAGAGGTAAAACAAGCAAGAATAGATATATGTAGAGAGTGTAATAGATTTGATGAAGACCGATTCTTATGTAAAGAATGTGGTTGTTTTTTAGTAAATAAAGTTAGATTCACTGCCTCTTCATGCCCCCTACAATACTGGTAATTAAATGGATCAACCCGATTTTGAAATAAAAGATTTTATAGGTGTCTTCCCTGATGCCGTCAACCCAAATTTTTGTGACTACTTATGTGAGTATCTAGATAACGCTACAGAATTACAGGGGGGTAGAAATTATACACATGTAAAAGATAAACAAATTTGTTTAGATGCCTTTTCGCCTGGTGAGTCCAAGAACTTGATGGAATTTGTAAATGGTTGTTTATACTATTATATAAATGAGCTTACATATCTAACTAATTTTAATTATGTGAGTGCTGTTGTTCTCCTACAAAAAACACAACCAACTGAAGGTTATCATATGTTCCACGGAGAAAATATAAATTGGAATCTACACACCAGAACTATGGCGTGGATGGCATATCTAAATGATGTTGAAGAGGGTGGAGAGACAGAATTTTTATATCAACAACTTAAGGTAAAACCAAAGAAAGGAACGGTTGTAATATGGCCTGGAAGTTATACTCACTTACACAGAGGTAATCCTCCCATGAGTGATAAGTATATTGCTACTGGTTGGTATCAAGGTTCTATTGGGTTATCTCAGGTGAATACCGCAGGGATTAATGACAAACAATATATGGATAGTTTAGAAACTAAATGAAAGTATTATGATTCTACCAGGCTCCACAGTTAGAGTGATTGATGAAAATTCTATCTACAGAGGTTACGTTGGATGTGTTCAAAGAATACAGGGCCGAAAGGCTGCCGTTCTTTTAGATCAAGATGGAACTCCTTGGGATAAGATGATCACTTTTAAACTTTCTGATCTTATAGAAAAGACAGAGGGTTTTCAATATTATCCTAAAAAGAAATG